CCACCTTGCGAGACCAGAGCTTTGCCCTACTGCTCCACGGGACACAACCAAAAGGGACGGAAGCGGCGACGGCTCTAAAAGAACTCAAGGGGAAGGGGTCGTATAGCCGATAAGTGTTGACAGGGACGAAAGGTGTGGTATAATGTAACCCAAAGGAGAATTGCCTATGACATGGGACGAGTTGCGGGTGTATCTGAACGATCTACGATTTCAGGACGATCCTAGGCTAGACAATACGATGCTGGTTTATGATCTGGAAAGTGGAGAAATTCATCCCGGTGACACCCTTGAATTTTTGGAACCGGATGATATAATTGACGAAACGCTGTTTATTTCAATCAACGGAGAATAGAGAACATGGCAGACAACAGAGTTCACGTTACGCTTGAGGATTTCCTGCGGGTCACGATTGCCGAGCGCGATCACTTCGATTCCGTGCAAGAGGCTTCTGATGCGTTGGGAATGACTCCGGCCAGTTTCAAGCAGCGGCTTATCACAAGCAAGAAAAGATATCCGTCGCTCTACAATGGGGTCGATGCCTATTCCGCTGACCGACGTAAAGTTCCAGATGAAGCGGAAGCGGCGCAGTTGCTCGCGTCCCTGATGAGCGGGGACGTTGCGTGATCGGGTGGTTAGTGCTAGGTGTAATACTTATTCTAATCGGCGGTTTATGGATACTAGAGGAAATATAGCGGGCACACGCCGCCTGTCCGTATCCTCGGCCTCGCTTCCCGATTATCGGGAGGCGGGGCTTTTTCGTTTTTGGGGTTGACGCGGGCGGGGCGGTCGGGCAGGCCGACCGGCCACAACTCCTTATCCCACAACGACTTACGGCAATTTATTTTTTAAACGTTTTAACTCAAGAACTGGGCTTGACTTTGTCGATAATATAAGTATAATGGAAGGCGTACACTTCACAAAGGGAGAGAAGAGAATGCTGGGATTACTCAAGCCGTTGTGCCGTCAGTGTGGCACCACTGTTCACATTAGCGTACTTCAACCGGACTTCGAGAAGTGGCAAGGCGGCGAACTGATTCAGGATGCGATGCCGTACCTGTCTCCCGATGAGCGGGAAATTCTCATCTCGGGAACCTGTGGTCCGTGTTTCGACCGGATGTTCGGGGAAGGCGAAGATGAGGAATACGGAGATGACGACTTGACTTTGTAGAGTCTTGTGGTACAATACTGGAAACTTTTACTTACGAGGAATTGAAGAATGTCGCACGAAGTTGAGAAGATGGTTTTTGCTGGCTCTACCCCTTGGCACGGACTCGGTACACAGATTGACGAGGCGACCGGATTCTGGGACGCATTCAATCAGGCCGGTTTGAATTGGGAAGTGGAGACGGAACCGCTCTACCGTGAGAACGGTGATAAGGTGAAAGCTCAAGCGTCCGTGAGAACATCGGACGGACGAGTGTTGGGCGTTGTGGGTCCACGCTGGACCCCGCTCCAGAACAAGCACGCTTTCGAGGTCTTCGAGCCGATGGTAGATTCCGGCGACCTCATTCTGCATACGGCGGGTTCTCTCCGTGGCGGTGAGCGTGTTTGGGTTCTCTGCCAATTGGGGTTGGAGAATACGGAGATCGTGCGAGGCGACGAGATCGCCAAGTTCGTATTGCTCTCCAATGGGCACGATGGGAAATTGGCTGTTCATTTTGGTTTTACTCCCATCCGTGTCGTTTGTGCGAACACCGAAGCGTTGGCGCGTGATTGCAAAGCGTCGAAGCTCATTCGTGTTCGTCACCATAGGTTCGTCAAAAATAATGTCGAAAAGCTCCGAGACATTATGAACTTGGCTGATCAGGAATTCGAGACGACCGCAGAGGAATATAGGTTCCTTGCATCCCGGTCGATCAATACCGAAGACCTGAACAAGTATGTGCGAATCGTTCTCGGAGTTCATGATAAGGCAGAGGAAGATTTGTCGACGCGATCCAAGAACATTGTCTCGAATATCGAGGAACTGTTCGAGGTTGGCAAGGGCAATGATCTGCCGGGAGTGGAAGGGACTTGGTGGGCGGCATACAATGCCGTGACTGAATATCTCAACTACTCCAAGGGACGCAATAACGAGAACCGCATGGACTCACTCTGGTTCGGCCAGAATGGGAACATGAGCCAACGCGCTCTAGAGAGTGCGGTTCTGCTCGCGGCCTAACGCGAAACGTTGCGACCCTCGACCCCGCTTCCCGATCATCGGGGGGCGGGGTTTTTTCGTTTTTGGGGTTGACGTGGGCCCGGCGGTCGGGCAGGTCGACCGGCTGTAAGTTGTTGATTTAAAAGGACTTACGTCGTTTTTTTTTCTCAAGCAAAATCGTCCTAAGTTGTTGACCTATAAGGATTTAGCTCAAGCTGGGGTTGCCAAATGCCGATGTGTATGGTATAATGACGTAAGTGCTTACCCTGCCTAGACTTAGAAAAAATGTGGGAAAATAGAGACCTTGTTGAGATTGAGTCTCAATATCGAAAAAGACGGGGAGTAGTCTTACCCCTTCTTGTTTCTTCATAGTCTAAGATAGTCAATAGCACGCGAGTTTTCAATAGTCTGTTGAATTTCTGTAGCACTGGAGATATAAAAAAAGTTCAAAAACCAAAACCAAAAGCAATACTGTCTTAGCTTAATTTGGTCGGTGAAGGCCTAATAAAGTTAGCACGCGAGTTTTAACAAAGTGAGGTACAAAGTGCATCAAAACGTCAAAAAAGTTCAGCCCAAAAAAACCAAACAAGACACGCAGGAAAGCACGTATGAGCGCGATCAGGCGGTAGTCGGTATGGTACTGGATCTTCTAGGTAAACCTCCTCATTATTTTGGAACAACAGTTACGAATGTATTTGAAGATAAATGGAGAGTCAACGTCTGGACCCAGCACTGGAGTTCAGTAAGAGTTACTCCCGTTAATAATATTACACACAGTTATTTCTTGACAATTCAAAATGGAGAAATAGTTAACAGTAATCCGCCAATTATCAACCTAGAGGAGGAGGATGGGGTATAATATCTTGTACATGACGCACTAATAGAAAGGAGCGTTGATCCATGAAGCATTGTTTAGTTCTAATGGCAGTGTTTGCTATCGGCCTTATGGGAGGCTGGTATGGCGAACACTCACTCCATCACAGAATTGATGGCTGTACACACTGTGCAGTTGCCTGCGACTGTGGTGATGAATGCTCATGCTGCGAACATTGTGTTTGCCCGCATCGAAAGCATTAGGAAAAGAAAGTAAGGACCAATATTAATTAAACATCTGGAGATTTACAAATGGTTGATAAAATTGCATCGTTGTTTCACTCACGCCGATTCTGGATTGCTCTGGGCGGCGTAGTGTTTACTCTCTTTGATGGTCTTGGCTTGGGTGTTACTCATGACCAGATTAACCATCTAGTGCTGCTAGGCGGCGCGTGGATTGTTGGTGACTCTCTAAGAAGCACCTAAAGAAAACTGTCCCGCGCGTTATCTCTTAGGTCTGGTGGGTAAATCTTTAAAGATACTAAGAGTATAAAACTTGCAGTCAAATAAAGCGGGGTGGCAAGAATAATTCTAAGTAATCTATACAAGTGTCTTACCCTTTCCTCTCTCTTGAGAGAGAAACCCCCCTATGGGGTTGCAAAGACCTAAATAGTATATACAATGTATTATCCCACCACCACCCCGCACGACTGCAATAGTCAGCGGCTACTAAAGACCACCTTAGTTACTTTATAGGGCATTTATAAAGTTGAAAGTTTTGCCCTGCTACCGAAGTAACAAACTTCCTAAAGGTGGCCATTCATTGTACATTACTTAGGTCGAAACCTTATTAAACCTGCTAAGAATTGAAAATTTTAGGACTCTCTTGAAGACGTAGTTAGTGTTGAAAGCAAGTGGAAACCGGAAATCAGTAGTCCGAAAGTAATTTTTTCTGCTAAGGTGAAGGTGTTAAAGTCATATATGACCAGAAACACACAGAAGTAAAACAGGATAAGGTAAATCATCACCCAGAAAACTCTCAGATATTCCATTGCTTGACACGACTCCTTTTTAAACCCCTATACTCTTGGTACTTATAATATACAACCAGCGGAACACATTTTTGGCGGATTTCTGGGAAGTTTTTTGAGAAATGTAAAAGGTTTTGAACTGTTTATCTTTCTTCCAACAGGTTTCCCTTCCTTATCGTATAATAATAACGTGCTAAGTGTCCAAGTTTTGCTAAAAACATCCAGAAACATAGGGAATTCCCTCTAAAATCAACAAAAAGAAGTATTTTAGTCACTTATTTTAAGGGAACGTGGTTAAATCATGTATACAGAGCTACAAGCAGTCTTTACTTTTGTTAGCTGTATTGCTGTCTTCTTCATGCTTAGCCTTATACTTGGGTGTTTATCTTGGTATTGGTGGGGTGGATATAGAACTATTGACGATATGCCTGATAGAAGTAAACATATAGTTGATAATTTAAATGAAACTACTCGATTAGAAATTGAAGAGTCAAATAAAGATAAATAAAACCTAATTGGAACAAATGAGATGGCATCCAAGAAAACCTACAATATCCATGGCACATACTACACCTGCTACTTCTATAACAACGGATATGACGATGAAGGTGTAACAGTATTTAGAGAAGATGACAAAGACATGACATTCAAATTTAATGAACGTATAAATGAGAAAGAAGTCGTGTTTCTTCTTAAAGGTTACGACCTAGCACTATCACCCCAAAACCGTTGAGGCCGATGTGATGAAGAAAAAATACAAGAGAAAGAAATGGCCCAAGTCAGTAGCAATTGTTGACCAAGATGCTTGCACTGGCTGTAACGCCTGTATAGAAGTTTGTCCTGTTGATTGCATCTACGAAGTAGACTCAGACATTACACCACAGAAATATGTAGGAATTGATTTGGATGTTTGTATTGGCTGTGAATTATGTGTGCGTGCAGTAAAACAGAAGGGCGTCTATGACCTCAAGGTATGCCCTTGGGATGCTATTGAGATGTATGACTTTAAAGGTCTTGACGTGGACGTTTTTACTATCTGGAGAGATGAGGCAAGTAAAGCTGATGTTTCGCCACCCATTTCATTGAAGAAAAAAGAGGTTGACCCATGAGAGAAGATTTTTTTGATGCACTGTCTGGCTACTTCTTTGACACGCCACTTGTCTCTCACGATGCCGGGGACAAGAAGGACTTTATCTTCGATTCAAAAGATAAAGCTATGAAGAAAGCAAAGGAGATCGGCCTTACCAGCGTTCATTCGCACAAGACTGAAGATGGGGAAACCATGTGGATGCCCGGTAAGAACATGGAAGAGTTTCAAGCGTGGTTAGATAAACATCAATCAGAGAGAGATACAGAACAAGCCGCATACCGATACGAGAACCCTAAGACTGGAGAGGTGTTTACATATACAAGAAAAGGTATATACAGAAAAGATGGAACGGTTTTAATCTATAAAGGAAAAGCCAATGGCACACATGAAAAGGACTGAGGACAATCCTCATGGATGGGGATATACTGAAACAAGAACTCCTCTTCCCCACTACCAACTAAGTCCTAGAATACAAATAGTAGTAGGAGACATTATCAAGGTAAGCAAAGGAACCTACTACAAACGTGAAGATGGAAGCAAGATAAATATTTCTAAACGTCGTGGCAGGTGGATAGTCAAAGGTATCTTCGAGAACAGTGATGGCGATGTCGAGCTTGACATATCTCAACAGAACTCTATCCTTCAAACCGAGCGAACGACCATTAGAATTAACGGTGACGACTATCCCAGTACGATTATGAAACAAATAACCAGAAGACCTTATAAGATAAAACTGGCTGTTCCCAGATATAAAAGAAAGAGAAGGTCTGTACAATAAAGGGGGCGACTGGATTCGATTGATAGTGAAAGTATTAGTTGCATTGACTGGTTGATCGGTTGGCCAGTATAAAAGCCGATTAAAATTAATTGCCGAGAAGCAATTTGCGCTAGCTGCCTAGAGTAGCTGGGGGTTGCACAAACCTTCTTACCCAATTGTGCTGGCTCCGAGAATTCGGATAGGGAAGACAAACCTGAATTAATATAGTCTAATGGTGCTGATAGCACCTGACTCAGATAATTCTGATAGCTTTGTTTGTTGTGCGAATACAATGAGCTAACAATGTAGAAGCTAGTGTGGAAACTATGCAAGACGGGGGTTCGATTCCCCCCGCCTCCACTTTAAAGGAATTAAAAATGTTTGAGATGAAATTTAAAAATGATGTAACTGTTACTGTTCAGTGGGAACCACAATACTTAGATTCAAAGAAGTATAGGCAAACAGCACAAGCAAGTGCATCCCACTATAAAGTCGGCTCTCTACAAGTTACAAGTTTTGAAAAAAGATATACCGAAGACGAAAAGATTGTCTTTGGACTGGAGCCTGACGAGCTATTAAAGTTTATGAATAAGGCTGCAAGTATGCGATTCACAGAAGAAGGTGAACAATGTATCGCTTTCTTTGATTTTTAAAGTTAGGTGGTGTGCGAATGAATAAAACTATAACTATCAGTGGAGGGTTCGATCCCGTTCACATCGGTCATTTAAATATGATTAAAGATGCCGCCAACCATGGCGATGTTATTGTTATTCTAAACAGTGACGCATGGCTAGAACAAAAAAAGGGGTATGTGTTTATGCCCTTTGAGGAAAGAAAAGCAATCCTCGAAGCGTTTAGTGATGTCCACCATGTTGTTGGGGTAGATGACTCTGACGGGACTGTATGCGCCGCTTTAGATCAAATACGCCCGTGTTACTTCGGAAACGGAGGAGATAGGGTCTCCGATAATGTTCCAGAGGTTAAATTTTGTAAGGATTATAGTATAGGGTTAATATGGAATCTTGGAGGAAACAAAATTCAGA